GTCCGCCGCCGCCGCCGCCGTTGCCGAAGCCAGTGATCGTGTCGTAGCCGCCAGCCGTGCCCGCGCCGCCGGTGGTCCCACCAGTTCCAGCAGCGCCGCCGCCGCCGCGCGCCGGGTCAAAGCTGTTGCTATCTCCCTGTCCCGTGCTCGCCTTTCCACCTGCGCCAGCCGGGTAACTGGCACTGATTCCACCGCATCCACCTCCACCTGGTCCGATTGGTCCACCAACAGCGCCGGGCCATTGGTTGCTGCTGGCGTTGCCGCCGTCCCCGAACTGGCGAGAAGATTCATTTCCAAAGAGATTATCGACAATCTCATAATAGACTGCGGTCACAGTCTGCGAATTGCCACCGTATCCGATAGCGGAACCCGAAGCGTAAAGGTGTGTTCCAAAGGCACTGTCGCTGCTTACGTACGTGTTCCACGCCATCGCCGCGCCGCATGTAACCGACACCGTCGCAGCAAGGTCAGCCGCCAGAAAGGTCTTGCTGGCAATGCGTCCAGCGCGCCCGCCGCGCCCGGGTGCCGTGGTTGTTCCTGCCTGTCCCGCCTCCCCACCGCCGCACATCGTGACCTCCACCCACAGCGCGTTCGCCGGCTTGGTCCACGTGCCGCTTGAGGTGAAGTCCTGCGTGTTGACCGTCAAGCTGCCGCTTGCGCCGATCTCAACGCCGCCTGCGGTAGTTCCGTCGCCGACGTAGAGCTTCTTGGTGTCGGTCGTGTAGATCGGCTCGCCCTGGGCTGGCGTGATCGAAGTACGGTCTGCCGCGATGCCTCGTCTGATCTGCAGTGCCATTAGATTGCTCCGTAGTCTGTGCTGCCAAGAGGCCCGGCGAACGATCCATAGTTGAGCACTAGGTCGTTGGCATCCATGATAAGGCCATAATCGTCCGTAAAGGTGCCGTAATCCCAGGAACCGTCCTCGGCGTCGAAAGTGCCGCCGTCGAACGAAATGTCCTGTGGCGCGCTGAACGTGCCGTAGTCGTCGCCCTCGGTCAGCCCGCCTGCGCACGTGCCGTCGATGGCCTGCGTGTTGGCGATGAGCCAGATGAGCGCCCCGTCCGTGCACCTGTGCGGAAAGCAGACGACGAACGTGTTGTTGGGAATGGCCTGCGGCGTGAATCCCTGCGGGATGTTGGTCTGGCTGACGCCGTAGGCGACGTGGTTCTCCAGCGTGTTCGACAGTTCCGACACGCTTAGCGCCGTTTCGGTGGCCGAATTGGTGGTGACGGCGGGAACGTAGTTCGGAGTGGCGCCGACCTGGGCGCGGCGCACCGTATACTTGTACCGCCAGTTCAGCGAGTCGATTGCGATGGAGCTGACCACCTTCATGAGCTGCGACGTGACGGGCTCGAAAGGCTCGACGCGCGAGATGACGCGCGCGAGATCGCCCTGCCTGCGGCCCTCGATGGTGTTCATGTTCGCCATCAGTACCACCGCCCGGCAAACGCCTGGTACTTGAGGCTCTTTCCAAGGTCGCCGCTCGGCCAGATGTCGTTGAAGTTGACGCCGCCGCGCGCAGTACGCGCCCACCTCACATCGGCGTAGTTGTCGCCGTTCATCTGCGGGCGCCCGTCGCTTGCCTTCATAACTGTCTGGCTGTGGTGAAAATACTGGTCAAACAGAAACTCAAGAACGAACTCGTGGAACTCTGCCTCAAGGTGGTTCACTGTGGCGCCAGAGCAATAGAGCGTGCCAATTGGCCTGCGGAGGAATTCCGTGCTGTTCTTGTATCCGATGCACGCCTCGGCCACGTCCACAAGTCCGTCGACGGTCGGATTACCCAGCATTGACAACGAGTTCGCGTCGTTGATGAACCGCAGCTTGAGTCCGATCTGTCGCACGTCCTCGTCGATTTCCTTGACTGCGCCGCCGATATCTCCAACGGAGAAGTCGACACCCGGGCTGGGCGTTGCCATACTTGGGTTGTCACGGTAACGCTGCATTGAGCGAGATGTGAAGATCGGCAGCACCTGGCACGGCAGGAACAACCCCTTGGCAAGCGTGGTCGCGCTCGCGAAGTCCTCGACGTTCGACGCCATTCCCTTTGCGGCATTGGCCTCGAAATAGCGCGTTCCGTACTCGACCTGGACGCCGAGCCCCTTCCCTTCCATGCCGCGGAACGTAATGGACCTGACCAGCGCCGATTCCATCCACGAAGTTCCAAGCCCGCCCGTGGGAAAGTAGTACGCGTCATCGATGCCGGGAATGACCGGCGCGCCAGAGCCTGTCTCAAACAGGATGTTGGATATGTCGTTCGGCTTGAGCGCGTTTCCGTCGACGCGCTCGACGTGCCACGTCTGTGAGATCGTGTGGTTGTCCCAGATCGTCCCGAATCGGACGGTTTCAGACGTGCGCCAAGACTTGTACAGGGTGCTCTGGTTCACGTCTCTTGCTCCCGCTTCTGCTTGCGGTTTCGCTCGTTCTCCGCTGCCATCGCGTTGATCTGGTCCGTGGACATGTACGCCTGGGCGCCGCCTACAGAACGCGTTGTGGCCATGTCCGCGAAATCCTCGATTTCCTGCGCGGTCTTGCCGCCGAGCACGCCGCCGATGGCGGCGACAAGCGCTTTCGTTCCCTCGGCGGTGGCCGATGCCCAATCCTCGACCAAACCGGCAAGGCCGGTGGTCTGCCCCTGTTCGTTCTTCATCGCCGCGATGAACGTGTCGAACAGCCCCTGCGAGGATTGCGCGCGGACGGCAGCCTCATCGGCGCCAGCGGCAAGGCGCGCAGCGGCACCGGCGGAAATGCCGCCCGTCATTCCTCTGCCTGCAGCGAAGTCATCCAATGCCTTCTGCCCGCGCTGCGCGCTCTCATTGAACGCATCCAGGATGCCCGACGCGGCCTTGAACGGCGCGATGACCGACATGGCGATGCCGCCCACGCCCACCGCCGCGGCGCCCGCCCCGCTGCCTGCGACGCCACCAAGCAATCCCGAGAGCTGTCCGACCCGCCCACCCATCGGACCGCCGAGCGCGAGGCCAGCCCTGCCGATGGTGTTGACCTGACGCTGCGCCTCGGCGATGCCGCGGCGCATGGTCGCGGTGTTCACCGCCACGTCGATGTTCAGCGTAGGCAATTTCACGCGAAATCCCCCACCATCAAAAGCGATGATCTTGGACCCTTCCGGCGCAGGATGGCTTCATTGACCGACTTCACGACCATCGGCATGAACTGCGGCGCCATCATCCGCGCGGTTATCTCGCTCGCGTGAGTGCCGCGGATAAACGTTCCTCGGTTCCTGTGTTTCAGCCCGCGCTTCCATCCCCTTCCGCGCGCGCGCGCGCTCGGGGGAATCGCCAGCGAGCTCGACCACGCGTGCGTCCCGAGTTCGGTGAAATGGCTGCGCCAGCCGACGCCAGCGAAGTCGTAGTAGGCGCGCTTCGCCCTGCCAGCAAACTCGCCCGCGTCCACATTGCGCGCGATCTTGTACGCAGCCGCGCCCCACGCGATGCCGCTGCGCATGATCTTGACCTTGGCGCGCGCCTGGTTCGGCGGCAGTTTGCCTGCGTTCGCGGCGCGGATCAGCTTGAGTTCCTTCTGCAGGAATGGCCGCATCGCCTTGCGGACGATGGCATCCTGGACGGCCACGGGGAACTGGTTGAGCGCGGCGCGCAGCCGTCGCTCGGAGTCTGCGTCAGGTCGGGTGGTTACGGCGAAGTTCATCGAGTTTCTTCCGAATGCCCTTCCAGTCCGGCACGTCGAGCTCGACTATGAGCTCTAGCACCGAGCGTTCCCACGGAGCTGCATTCCTGCCTTTCAGGACACGCGCCAGCAGCGTGCGCGCGTCCCGTCCTAGTCCGCTCCCTCGCTGTACAAGTCCTCTATCGCCGAGATCGCCTTCGACGCCATGCCAGCAGGCGCCTTCATCGCGTCCTCCACGGTCGCGAACAGCGGTTCGCCGTGCTCGTCCAGGAGGTGCCTGTGCAACGCCCACGCCTTCGCGTACGCCGGTCCGCGTTCGTTGATCGCGACGGCGTCGATGAGGTCCGCGAGGCTCGGGCGCTTGAGAAGGCACGGACAACCGCACAACTCGTAGCGCCTCGGCTCGAGCGCGAGGATGGAGCGGATGTCAGACACTGATCGACACTGCTCCTGTGATCTGGAACTGGACTGAGCACCGGCAGATGTCCATCATGGCAATCGACGGGCTCAGGCTGGTGATGTAGGCGTTTGCGGTGTAGCTGGCGTTGGAGTGCAATGTAAACACGAGCGAAACCGCACTGCCATTGTTGTACGCAGTCTCAAGGGACTTAAACGCGGTGTCATCCTGATCGTAGAACACCGTGAAACTCGCGGTGCCCGACTTGATGCCGACCAGAAAACTCCGGTCTGTGCTCGACAATTCGGATACGTCGACGGTCTCGGTGGTCACCGTTACAGTTCCGTCGACTATCCCCGTGATGGCTGATCCACCGACGGAGATTGTGGCGTTTCGGCAAATACGCGGGGTTGCTGGCATTTCATGGCCTCCAGTAGATCGTGGCCTGTGTCACGGCCTGCGAGGGTTCCTGTTCGTCTGAGATTCCCACCACCTCGGGCTGGAGCCCGTCAGCGGTGATTATGACGGCATCGATATCCACGCCGCTGAATTTCCCGGCGACGAGCGCCGTCCGCACCTTCGCGGCGATGGCAAGGGCATCCTCGCTGGTTTCGGCGATTGAATTGACGCTGATCTGTGATACCTGCAGTTCTCCCGCAACAGTTCCGTCTTCACGCGTGTCCACGCTGTACGTGACGGCGGGCAGCGGCGAATCCTGCAGCCGGTATCCATGCGTCACGCGGGCATCGGGGACGCCGGGCGTGCCAGCGCTCAGCGTGGTGCCGCTGATCAGCATGGACCTCACCGCTTGCTCGATGGTGGCCATTCAGCTGACCTCCTCGCACTGGATGACAGCGACACGTCCCGCGCCGTCGAGGTCGAGGATCGACGTGATGCGCATCGTGCGTCCGTCCACAAGCAGGCGGTCGACCTCGGTAAGCGCAATGTTGACGATGCGCTGCCAGCGCGCGCGGATTTCCCAACTGCGCCGCACGGTGACGCCGTCCGCGTACGCCTGTTCCGTCGCCGAAACCGGGCGAAGATCGCATCGGAACGTGGCGTCAGCCGAGAACACGTCCGACCTGAGCCCGAGCGTGTCCTGGGCGGTGGATGCCTCAAGCCGCTGCGCGGTGTAGGTCAGCCTGCCGCCCGAGATCATCGGATGTAGCTCCTGACCCGGAGGCTCTCGATGATGTACTGCAGGCTCATCGGGACCATCGACAGCCCGATGGGCTGGAACGCCTCGGGGTTGTTGTACCAGGCGCCGGTCAGCGCGATGATCGCGTGAACCAGTTCGTTGGGCAGCGTCTCGTACCCGCACGTAACTGTGACCGTGATGTTCGTGCCTTCCTTGATGGCTGGCGACTCGAGGAACCGCAGGACGGGGATCGGACCCTGTGCGTAGTCGACCCAGTAGTCCGTCGCTGGCATCGTGGCGTTGCTGCCGGCCGAGTCGACGTAGATCACCGAGAACACGCTGGTGAACGGCGTGAACGCCACCGCCGTGTCGGTCCATCCGGCAAGGTACATCTCCCGCTTTCCGGGAGTCATCGAAAGCCCCGTCTCCCGCTCTATGAGCGATGACGCGGCCTCGCGCAGGCGGATGAGCTCAAGATCGTCCTCGTCGTACTCGATCTTGAGCGCGGCCTTTATGGTTGATAGTGGCACGCTCATTCAAAACGCTCTCGGGTGGTTTCCCACCCGGAGCGCAGGGAGAAAGGAGATGGATCAGCAGGTGATCGCAGCGAACGCGTTCGCCAGCATGATGCGGCTGTCGGTGCGCGTGTAGACGATCAGGTTCACCTGGTGGGTCGCCGACTCCGAGTACGGGTCGACGATGGACGTGATGCCGGTGCGGT